CTTACGGCTCTGTTCGAGGTAATTCCTCGGATCGTCCTTTCGGATCGATTTCTGTCTGCAGGCTGCCCTAACGCTGAATAATCAGTCGAGTCGGAGCTAGGCCTTATAAGGCTTTAAATAGTTCTTTTACTCACTTAAATAGGCCATGGGAGGTTCTAATGACTTCTGGTTCGTACGATGTAGGTGATTTGAATACCTACGGTTTCCACTCTTCTAAAGGTTGGTTTGGTAACGACGGTCGCTATTTCGTAGCTCCCAAGTATCCAAAGATGCCTAAGTGGAATTCGTACCTTATGGGTTCTGTCCGGTCACGTATGCTCGGACCGCCCACTTGTAACAACAACTACTGTTCTGCTCTTGAGACCGGTTCCTTTGGTTCCTATTGTTGGAACTTTTCCGCCCTTTATAGCGGATGGTGCCGGGATATTTACGCGAATATTGATTCGCCTCAAGCCAGACTGGAGTTCGACTCATTATGGAGTGCCACTGAGGAGATTCTTCTCCGTGCAAAACTACTTCGCACCGTGAAAGATTCCAGCTTCAATGCTGGCGTCTCTCTCGCTGAAGTAGATAAGTTTGCTGGCTCTGTTGTTAAAACCATTAAAAATGTAGGACTCGGCGCCGTCGACCTTATGTCTGGTCGATATTCAAATTTTGCGCGCCGTTTTGCGAACTCTCCTCCGACATCTAAGAAGGTCAGGAAACTGAACTTAACTGATGTCCCGGGTAGGTTCCTCGAGATGCAATACTGCTGGCTTCCAGCCTATCAGGATATCTTTGCGTTCTCCGACGCATTTAATGAGATATCAAGGGGTCCCCGTAAACATCTGTTTCGGGTCTCCCGCAGTGTTAAGTCTTCAGAAGTAAATCCTAGCACATTCCCCCACTTTCCTGACCGGATAGTGGAGGCACATCGTACGTACTTATACGAGGCGTATGAAGAGCTGGATTTTTACAGACAGATAGGGCTTGGAAACCCGGCGAGTATTCTATGGGAACGTATCCCGTACTCGTTTCTTGTCGATTGGTTTATTCCGATCGGCACGTATCTGGAGGTCATTGGCCAGGTCCCCTTCCTTAAAGGTCGGTTCCTGCGAACTTCTGTTCTTAAGAAGTCTGTCAATGGCGTTATTACTTCAACGGATCCTACAAGGACTCTCACTTGTAGCACTTCCGTCAGTAGTTCTGCCTTCTGGATGGAGCGAACACCCCTCGGTGCTCTCCAAGATACTCCCTTTCCGAACTTAACTGTTCACGGGGCTGTCCAAGGACGTCGCGTTTTAAACGCGGCGGCTCTAGCGTCCTTACTCGTTTCGTCCTGCGTGTCGGCCTTTTCGAAGAGAGGTCCACGCAGCCCGGAGTCATTGGTCTCTGACGTCGGTATTAACCGACTGATTAAGCTTCTGTCTCCTTTATAATAACCTTGGAGTTTTATTCCTTATGTCTCAAATGACAAACATCCTTGTAAAGGATGATGCAAACCCACTGGTCGAATTTACCTTCGTTCCCGTAACGAACCGTGTGCCAAAATGGCGCACGCAAGTTGCGGGGGTTCCGGTCGATGGCCAGATGACGTTAGAACAGGTCAGTAACATTAAGTTGGCTGACGGCAACTACCGTCGGGTTTTCAAAGCCGTCGTTCCAGTAATGGAAACGTTGGGTGCTTCCGGTACGTCAGCAGGTTATGTAGCCCCCCCGAAGGTGGCTTACAATACCCCCGTAACAATCTCGTTGGTACAAAATCAACGGGCCACAATCGCGGACATTGCTAATGCGCTTAAAATCGCATTGGTTAGTGTTCTCGGAGCTTCCTCTACAACTGCAACTGGTACCTTAAATGGTGCTTCTGCTGCGGATGCATGGAAGAGTGGAACTGGGCCGATTACTCGGTTCATGATTTACGGTGAAGATGCGACCTAACGGTCAATTCTCGTGCTGGTAGTTAGCTATTTAAAAAGGTAGGTTCCTTATGAGTAGATTAAAATGGGATAATTGGATATATCCTCTAACGAAAGACGTAGATAATACGTTCTGTACCGCCGTCGTCGCACGGTTATCATTAGGGGGTCCGCACTCGGCATTCCTTGCTGAGTTGTACCACTCTGGTAAGCTTCTCGATTTAATCGAATACGATGTACCCTTTGGTGCTTCGCTTGATGACTTTCGAGACGCGACCCAGATACAAGCTCTATTCAAGAAAAATCTTGATGTGGAGCTGGGCCTAGACCCTTTGAGGACTGCATGGAAGGCCTTTATTAAGGCCGAATTGCGATGTCGAGAGGTGAACGAGTACTTTGGGCTGCCTAGTCCGGACCCTATTATTAGTAGAGCCATTCGGCTCGCTAGGGAACGGATTGCCGCTGTCCTCGGTGCTTGTCCATCTCTAAAGCGCCTCAAGCCCAGATTTGGGCCTGGAGCGTCCACCAATATACGTCGAGCCGATGCCTGTTTTGAGAACAAGCTAGGTCGACCTTTTGTATGCAGTGTTGAGATGCTTCCTGCTGTTCAGTCCTTTTTGGAGGAGACTCCTTCTTGGACCATGTTCCATGGTGAAAGCTCTGGCTGCACTAGGGTCCCTGAGGACCACTCATCTGAGTGGTACTCTTCAGGTCTTAGTGTTATTGTGGACGTGGGAACTCTCACATTTGTCGATAAAAATGCAAAAACGCACCGTCCGATTGTCATAGAGCCCGTTCTCAACGGGTTTTGGCAATTGGGCGTCGGAGATTACATCAAAGAGCGGTTACGCATCCATGCAAACCAAGACCTCCGTGACCAACAACGGAACAGAGATTTAGCTAAGAAAGGATCAATCGACGGTAGCCTTGCTACTATCGATCTTTCTTCGGCGAGCGACACAATCGCTTTCTCGGTCGTTTTCGATCTTCTTCCGGAGGACTGGGTAAACCTACTTAGTACCCTTCGGACCGGTCATATACTCTATGACGGTTGTCAAGTGGAACTGGAGAAATTCAGTTCCATGGGTAACGGTTACACGTTCGAGCTGGAAAGCTTGATTTTCTGGGGTTTAACCTCGGCTGTAGCTGAAATCCACAATGCGGATCAGAATAACATCAGCGTATATGGCGATGATATCATTTGCCCTGTGGAAATGGTTGATTCGCTCTTCAAGATTCTCGACTACTGTGGTTTTTGGGTTAATCCCCAGAAATCATTTTGGTCGGGTCCCTTTCGGGAATCTTGCGGCGCTGACTGGTTGAATGGCGAAGACGTTCGCCCGATCTTTAAAAAAGATCGACTTTCGTTGCAGTTTCTCTACCTGTTCCATAACTGGGCGTTGAGGAGGGGTCGTACTGACCTTTCCTCAATCGCGAGGTCTTTCATTCCGGAAGACTTCCAGCTCTTTGGTCCAGATGGTTACGGTGACGGGCACCTCCTAGGGTCTTATGATCTGAAGAAATCCAGAATCTCAAAGAGATCTGGATGGGAGGGAGGGTATTTCTCAACTTTTCGAGAGACTTCAAGAACAACCGGAATCGATTGTTCAGGTCTCCACGTTTACGCGTTATACGATTTGTATTCGCGTGGGCCCACCGAATGGTGGGAACCAAGGTCACTAAGGCCTCGGGGCACTGCCCCGGGATCGAAGTGTGTTGAGAGAGCGTCTCTTTATACTTTTGCCGAGCACATTTTTTGTCGGTAAAATCCTGCGCGGTGAACGATCGGTTCCCCCTGAGCTACCGCGACGGGCCAAGAGGTGTTGTTGGACCGCGGCATCGATGTGTCCCGGGAAGCGACCCGGCAATAGGCGCGCACATGCGTTTTTGTGCCCAGACCCATGGCGTACATTGGGCGAAGGTAGTGTGCTGGAAGAAGCAGCATGCGAGCAGGCGAAGGCAGTCTCATCAAAGAGAAAGGGAAGCGATGCAAAAA